GTTTAGCGTTGGAACATCTGAAACCTGAATAGCAGACATAACAACATTAGAACCATTACCTCGCAAGAACTGTGCGCTAGTGGTAGCACCAGCTAAAGCATTCAAAGCTGCTTGCTGTGTTGTCTGACCTGTACCACCATTAGCAATAGGTAATGTACCTGTTACTTGAGTGGAGAGACTAACACCAGACAAAGTACCACCAAGTGTGAGATTACCAGAAGAGGTAACAGTACCTGTTAAGGTAATTCCGTTGACTGTGCCTGTGCCACCTACAGAGGTAACAGTGCCTGTAGTGCTGCTCGTGCCTGCACCAATCGCTGTACGAAAATCAGAGGCCGATAAAGATGATACGGTGTTATCAGCGTTAAATCTTGGAAATGTAACAGCACTAGGATTGGTGATAGTAAATAAATTACTACCAAGTGTGGTTGCACCAAGGCTTGTTCTACCTGTAGATGCTGTTAGTCCAGTCGAACCACCATCCCACTTTAATCTATCAGTGTAGGCAGTATCCCATTCAGTAATATCTGTTCCTGATATTCCATACGCAGCCGAAGCAACAAAAATAGGATCTGTCTCAGTATAACTTGTTAAATAAGTATTAGTATCAAGCGACCAAGTGTTTGCTGCTGTTTTCTTTAATAAGCCACTAGTACCACTTAGAGCAGCAATAGCGCCTAAATCAGCATCGTAACTTTGTACGGTAACACCAATGTCTGTTGTAAATAATGCTCCTGATGTATTAAACGCAGCGGCATCCCAGGCAGAACCATCCCATACATAGAGTTGATTACCGCCAGTATTCCAATACAATGCACCAGTTAGTAGTGCATTACCATCATTATCTAATGTTGGTGGAGAAGCCTTAGCACCTAGATAACGATCATCAAAAGCATCATAAGAGTTTGCTGCATTTGTTGCTGATGTTGCTGCGTTAGATTCAGATGTAGCAGCGTTACTTGCTGACGTAGACGCTGCCGATGCAGAGTTGCTAGCATTAGTAGCAGATGTCGCTGCTGCTGATGCAGAGTTACTTGCGTTAGTCTCAGAGGTAGCAGCATTGCTTGCAGAAGTTGCTGCCGCAGTAGCAGAGTTGCTTGCGTTAGTTGCAGCAGTAGATGCTGTAGATGCAGACGATGCTGCATTACTTTCTGAGGTAGCAGCAGCAGTGGCAGAGTTACTAGCGTTGGTTGCTGCTGTGGATGCAGTAGATGCAGAAGATGCTGCATTAGTTGCAGAGGTAGATGCGGAAGACGCTGAAGATGCAGCGTTAGTTGCTGAAGTAGATGCTGCTGATGCAGATGCTGCAGCATTAGTCTCAGCAGTCTCAGCATTAGTTTCAGCAGTTTCTGCATTAGTCTCTGCTGTCTGTGCAGCAGTGGCAGAGTTAGCAGCGTTAGTTGCTGATGTTGCTGCTGCCGATGCAGACGATGCAGCGTTAGTTGCAGAAGTGCTAGCATTACTTGCTGATGAAGCAGCACTAGATGCCGATGATGATGCAGAGGTGGCAGAGTTAGATGCGGATGTTGCAGATGTAGAAGCATTACTAGCGGAGGTGCTAGCATTAGAAGCAGCGGTTTCTGCTTGTGTTACAAGGGTAGAGATTAATGCGGCTTCGCTATCAGCATCTGCTGTTGCGTCACCAGGGCCACCAGGCCCTCTGTATATGGCCATATATATGCCTCCTTAGCTTTATTAAACGCTCAGATATAAGCGCTTAATAAAACTGCCCCAACCTTTCAGTCAGGGCAGGTGGTTAAGATTAACCAGGGATGATCAGCGCAACAGCAGAATCATCACGCAGTTCACCAACACCGTACAGCGTATCAGCAGTCAGCAGCGTACCGAGATACTCTTGCTTGTACTGCGTCTGAACACGAATACCAAGTTGCTCAACAAGCACACCAAACTCAGGATGCGCCATCAAGCAGACACGGGGGTTGGTATCACCAGTGCCAGCCGTGGTAGCCGTATCAGCATTAGTAGAGACATAAACCTTGACACCGTAGATGTCACCAATCTGACCGTTACGAATCGTGTTGCCAGAGCCAGTCTCACCAGTAAAGGCTTGCTCAGTAAACCGAGCCAGGCCCATCAGGGTGTTACGAGCAACAGGCGGTACGATGAAGAAACGACCAGACATCGGAACATCAGCATCGTCAAGACGCTGGATAGCGCGACGAATACCGTCATCAGTCAGAGCAGTCTCGTTACCAGTGTTGGTGTTAGCAGTTGCGTCAAACGCCGTAACGCCGTCACCACCGATGAAGCCATTGCCATAAACAAAGGTTGCATCAGTACCGTTCCAAGTACCACCTTGCGACAGACGACCAAGACGGATAAGGTCAGTGTCAATCTGCGTAGCCAGTGCATAACCAGCATCATCAGTGTAGAACCGACGGAGCGATGACAGTGCTTGTACCTCAGCAAAGTCCTCGATCAGGCGGCTGTACTCATAATGCTTGTTAATCGTGACAGTCTTCTCAGTACCGCTTTCGGCAACAACCGTAACCTGCGTGTTAGCAGTCTTAGTTGCAGCAGATGCACGAGCAGGAGCAGGGAAGTGAACAACGTCACCTTTCTTACCCTTCATGTTCATCTTCTTAATAAGGTTAGCAGCAACGAGATTTTTCTTATAAGCAGCGATAATCTCGTCACTCCATACCTCAGGAATAAAACCAGCGGTATTGACGTTACTCTGAATTACGTTACCAGAACCAGATCCAAGTGCAGGCATGATAGTTTCCTTTCGAAAAAGTTATTTAGCGAACACGGCCCTCACGATAAGCTGCCATAATCTCTTCTTGCATCAAATCGTAACGGTCGGGGTCATTTTGCATCAGTTTAATAATATCCGCACGACGATAAATCTTCTTAGAAGGAGCTTCATCACTCATCTTAGACGCTACGGAAGAAGCGCTTTTAATCTGACGCTTCCGATCTTCTTTCTCAGCGTTAATAGTAGCGTTAGCCACCTGTGTACGCTCTTTCCAGATTGACAACAGTTCATCAGCGGCATCGAAGTCATAGCTATTTGCTGCTGCAAACAAACTCGTTCGTACCTTTGATGCTGATACCCACTCTTGGAAAGCAGAGTTAGAAGCAATATCCATAAAGTCTGGATGTCGATCGCGGAGCTTTGAAATAGTTTCTGCTTGCTTCATTTGAAGAGCAGCTAGTTCAGCCTCTTTGACCTTAGGATGATTCTCAATCGCCTTTGCTACAGCCTTTTTAGGGTCAGCAAAGAAATCTTCCTCGTCAATATCTTCTTGCGGTTGCTGTTTTGCTGAAGTTTGAGCCTTGATGAACTCATCCACAACCTTCCGCAACTCACCGACTTCACTGCCTTGGCGACCGATTAGCCTTTCAGCTTCCTGGTGCATCCTAGCAATCTCTTTGATGTCTTTGTTCCTGTATTTCTCAGGAAGATCATCTTCAACCTCTTGAGCAACTTCTTCTTGTTGTGTTTGCTCTACAAGTTCATCGGTTTGTTCGTCTTGTGGGTCAACACCCTCTTCAATAAATTCAGCCATATTAGTCTCCTGAGCTTAATAGCTTTTTAGGAAGAACACTTTTAACACTATAGGGAGGTTTTCCTTATCCCTGTCCAATACCCATCTTTGCTTCATACTTCATGTGAGATTCCCTACGTCTTATCCAAGCATCGGAGGCAGTAGGAAAACCACTATCACAGCCATCTAAGGCTATTCTTGGCGCTGAAAGCAACTTAGTTGCCTCCTTACCACAGTGTCGGCAGGTAACGCTCATAACATTCCTGTCAACAAAGTATTCTTCTTTGTGGCCTTTGGCACACTCAAAGTCATTAATTATCTTCATCGATTAATTCCTCGTACGCTTGCTCTGAAAGAGTTTTAAGGTTAAGAAGGTAATTAATCATGTCTACTTGCCCTTTTGTAATTCAGTCCAGCCAATATGGGCAAACAAATCAAATCTACGTTCGTAAAACTTCTCTAACTCGTCTTTTTCCAAGCGTTATCTCCGAAATGGGCGCTTAATAAATTAATAAGTGCATTATACCAAATCTTAGCGCGCTTGTCAAGTCTTTTTTGAATTATTTTTGACGAGAAGATAATACTTGCAATTGAGCGATCTCACGCTTAGTATTAATGTCCTTATCTTTCAGAGCCAACTCAGTTATTTTGACACGCTTCTCAAACTCTTTAGTAGGATCATTGGCATCAGAGAGATACTTCGATGCTGACGATGCTACCTTGGCTTGTAACTCTGCTGGTTTGAGTTGAATGTCAACCATTTCACTCTGTGCTTTAGCCTGCTTAAGTTGAATATCAGCTTGTTTGTCTGCCATATCCAACTGTGCTGCTTGCATCTGCATTTGTTGCATCTGCTGTTCTTGCTCTGAAGGCTGTGACAACTCTTCCAGTTGCTTAATCAGTTCTTCACGATTCTCTAGGCCACTATTCTCAATAATAGCCTTGAGGATGATCGGAGTAATCTTGCTGTCAGGGCCAAGTGTCTTAAGCAAGTTAATAAACTGAACCTGCTCAAACTCTCTAGCGATGATACCAAGATGACTGGTCGGTATAAATGTAAAGTCACGGACAGGATACCGATCAGGATCAAACTGCATATAGCGATGAGCAGACTTGGTAATGAATGGAATCAAGAATTGCTCTTGGAAGTTTACCAAAGTACGCTTAGACTTCTTAATAATAGCCATCAGAGCAGGATTAGTGCCATAGGACTCTGGCGTACCTGCTGGTGATCCTAAAGCGCTACTATCGATAGTTCCAGTAGCCTGTAGCAGCATACGCTCAAACTCTTTAGCGGTGGCTAGATTGTTGGGATCTAGGTTACCAAACTTAAATGGCTGTAGAATCTCTGCTGGATTACCGTTAGTAAGGATGGTCTTGCCTGGTCGCACTTCAAACTTAGCGCCACGAGGCAGCCTAGTAGCATCCATAGCCATCATAGGCACTGTTGTCAGTGCTAGGCTGTCTAAGTGACTACGAACTTGGGCATCAATAGCACGCTGCATATTGTAGCCCTTCTCAGCCACACCACGGCCCCAGAAGCGATTCGGCATACTATCGTTCTGGAACGCTACCAGAGGCCGATCCTTCATCATATAAGGGCTTTCCTCGGCCTTTAGCAGGTGCTGGTCATTAGCGATGACGATAATGGCTTCCACAAGGTCAGAAAACTCTGCCAAAGTGTAGTTCATCTCGTCACCAGCCTCTTTAAGCAGATCAACCATATCTGCTTCGTCACCTTTTTCTAGCAAAACACGAGGAACTAGGCCATAGTAGCGTAGAAGTTTGACTTTATCGTTCTGATATTCGATGTCTTCCTGCACTGCTTCGAGATCTTCATCGGAAACAGCGCTACCAACATCCTTTTTCATGAAAGAACCATCTTCCATAGCCTGAACAACGCTATGAATAGACACAAACTCTTCCACAGCGCATCCTAAAGCATCAGGAATAGTGCTGGCATTAGGGTCAATAAGGAAGTTCTTAGGGTGAATCGGCCTTAATTCAACAGCAACACGCTCTTGCTCTATCACACCGATAGATGCCATAGGCATACCAGGGATGGGTTGCGTTGCTGGAATCAGTTCTTTCTTATTTGCTACAACAATTTCACCGATACCAGTGCCATAAACAGCAGCAAGCAACACCACATCAGAGATGGACTTGCGTACATTATCCTTTTTGAAGTCCTTCATTAACTGACGCTTCATTAATTCAACATCAGCAGGGTCTTGGTCATCGTCGATAATGTCAAAGAACTTCTCACCACGACCAAAGATGGCTTCATCAATCTCAGCAGAGAAGGTTTCGATGGCTTGTTGAAGCATCGGTGTCACTATCTTAGAGCGCTCAGTGTCTCTGGTGCTGTCAGCGCCGTCCCAGATACCACGCCATAGGCGCTCATACCTGTCCCAGTCTTCGATGTAATTACCTTCTTTGTGCGAGCGCCACTGTTCGCAACGTCCAAGTACCCAGTCTGCTAGTGCTGATGTTGTGTTTGCCATTGTTGTGTCCCTATTTAATATGCCGTAAGAGCATCCATCGGTTGCCAATCATCTTCATCAAAGTCTTCAATGGATACATTCTTTGCTAACTGTCCTACATAAGACAATGCATCAATTAAGTCATCATGGACTTGTGTTGATGGGAACATAAGATACTGGTCAATGAACTCAGACCAATCCTCTTTCTCATTTAACACAATCCTTCCATGCTCAAAGCTACCCTGTAAACTCCACATAATCCTGTCAGTCTTCTTCTGATTACCGTGGGTTAGTTCCTCAATCCTGAAGTAGGTGCTATAACGCCTCATAAGCGTCTCTAACGGCCCTAGGACAGCCTGCCTAGCCATCCCCTTCTCTAGACCAACAGCAACAGGGTTATACTCTTTTACATTCTTTAGAATCCGCATGGCAGTCTCATCAATATCCCATCTGCCATACTCAATCTTATCTACAAACCATTCACCATCATCACTAACCTTGACCACCGCTATAGCAGACTGGTCTAGTCGCTTATCAGCAGCAGTGCTGGCATTCCTAACATCCTTGAAGCCTGCTAAGTCTATGGCTATAAACCAACTGCCTTGGCTAGGTTGACTGCCATACTTTAGCCAGTCTTCTTTAAACAGCCCTGTTCCACTGTTGGTGAATGATGCCAGGAACTCTTGGTTAAAGTGGAATGTGCTTAGTGTCTGCTTTGCTGCTTCAATCTCTTCTGGATCGATGGTAGGGTTATCATTGGTGGTTAGATGCCAACTCTTCCAATCTTTATACTTACCGCTTTCACCAGTTTTATATGCGTCGTAGAACCAATTCCTGCCATCAGGTGTACTTATCAGAACAGCCTCACCTTTTAAGTCAGACAAGGCAGGTCTGATAATCTTAGTAAACAAGTCTTCTTTGACAAACGCTGCCTCATCAATAACAGCGAAGTACAACTTTAATCCTCGTAGCGCATCAGGGTTCTCTGAAGACCTAATGTGAATCTTTCTACCAGTGACTAGCGTTATGTCCATGTTGTTGACATGAGCATTCTTCACCAGCTTTCCACCTTGGGCTAACAAGGCATCCCAGGCGATCTGCCTAGCCTGGCCCAGTGTTGGTGCTACGTATACCACAGCAGAGTCCTCTGGAGCCTCTAGCGCTCTTGCTAGCAGCATCTTGATAGCAAGGTTACTCTTACCACATCGACGACCAGCAGCAATGACTTTAAAGCGATGTTTGTCTTGCCACACTTCCAACTGCCAGGGTAGTAGACTCCAATTAATCTCCACGTTTAGCCTCTACCTCTACATCGACAACATCATCGCTTGTTTGTATTTGCGGTGTGTTTACACCAGTAATGTTAATAACGATTCCTTGTGTTCCATTACCACCTTCGCTTTTATTCTCAAAGTAACTAATTGGTAGCGAACGATCTAGACACATCTTCATTGCAGCCATCTGATTAGGATGACCATCTGTAAGCGCCATCTTAATTAAAGTCTCTATCATGCGGTCGCCAGAAGACACAAGCATTCTAGCGCATAGTTCTCTGGCTTTCTGATAATCGCCAGCAGGTCTTCCTACTTTACCAGGTTTTAACTTGGCCTGGATCTCTGATTTATTTGGCCTGCCTACTCTTGTTCGTTGTGTCTCATAGCGCTTTTTCTTTTTTTCTTTTAAGACAGTCTGCCCAGATTCAGAGACAGGGCTAATAGTCTCGACAGAAGAGACATCACCATTATCAGTTTTCATTTTAAATTATCTTTCTATGACGAAAGGTTTTTAGTGAAGACATATTACTCTATATAGTTAGCACCGTCCCCTTAAAGTCTTATTACTTTAGTTAGTAATTATTAACTATCCGCTGATGGGACTGAAAGTCCATGATTCGAAGAATCATCTTCAATAACATCAACTCAGGTGTTCGATAACATCTTAAAATCGGTGCTGATCTATATCATGCCTTTTAATAGAGAATATTGTAGCATATTTTTAGCGTTTTGTCAAGTTTTATTTCACAGTCCTTCGCAATGCACAGAGTCTAGCGATGTTAGTGCTGGTGTTAGCGACCTTCGCAATGCACAGATTCCGATATTACACCGTTATAGATCATTATTATTTATTATCAACAATATAGCCTATCATAGCCTAGCGCTATTTATCCTCAATTAATACTACTTTTTTCTTTTTTGTATAGTTAGGAAGGTTCAACAAAATTATCACAGCCATCACCACCCCCTCCCCCGGTCATGTTAGTTAGCACTCACTACTACATCTAGTACTGTTAGTGCGTATTTACTACTACATCTAGTAATGTTAGTCAGTACACACTGGGGCGGTTAGTGATGACTTACTAACATCCGATACAGTTACAGAAAAGATATTATATAAAATTGTATAATGTATTGTTGACTGTAATGTTGGCATGAATGTTGCAGCGGGACCACTATAGACCACTATAGACACAACATAGACCTGCACCACCACATAGCAACATTTGTGCCAGTTAGCATCCACTAACATTCAATATTGCCCTGGAATGGCTTGCCACTGTAACTAAGGGTTTTCCCTAGGGTATTCCTGACTATATTGCTCTGGCATTGTATGTCATTGATTTTATAGCGTTATTGAGTTTTATAGGCCTGGAATAATAACCCTACAAGTTTTCAGGTATGATTCTCTCACCTATATATTATGAGAGGGTTAGTTTTATAGCGGTACAGTAGTAAAAGACAGTACAGTTATAAAGTAGGGTTTGTCCTAATAGATTTATCTGAACCAATGTCGTATACTTTAATTATAGTAGTACAACAAACCAAAGGAGCATTACATCATGGAAATTAAAAGCAACCTTTGCAGTAACGCTACACGTAAGATCGGGCTACTCATTGTCGCAGCTAGTGACTTAGGCATGGACATTTCAGGCTATGGCTTCGCAGATGAGAATCAAAACTCTGGCAATGTGTATCTTTGGCTTGAGGATTATTCGTTCACGCTCTATATTGGCCTAGGATCTGATGACATATATGCATCATGGTCTAACCCTGAGAATGGCGACGAAGAAGAAATAGAGGTTTCTAGTAAGTCTTTGGCTGATTTGGAAGCCTGGGCTATGGATCTGTACAAGCAAGTCGAGGAGGCTTAACCATGCAACGCAACAACAAGCACTATCACGACCCTATCGATGACTTCGTAGAGTCTGCAATGTCTCATCCGATATGGTCTGTGCTGTTCTGTCTGTTCTGTGCCATTGGCTTTTATGGCCTAATCTGGTTGCTGTTAGCTGGCGGCATTATGTTAGGTCTTTAATCTTAATCAATCTAGGAGAATTTACAATGCTTATCGTTTATAAACTTATGTCTTTAGTAGTGTTTCTGATGTCTGCGCTGTCTCTGGTATTCATCAACGTCTACCATGTCTTCACCGCAGCGCAGGCTATCATACTCAGTGCTGGTTTCATTGTGTCGCTGGTTTATGGCATCATCGGCGCAGTACGCGCTAAATGAGTCTATAACGCCTTGTCTATGCTTTCCTAGGGGTAGGTATAGGCAAGGCTGTATAAACGGCATAGAAGGGCTATAAACGGCCTTG